ATAGTAGCCGGTCTCATAAACGTCTGATAGTACGGCAGCGGTCTTATTTTCCTGATCAGCTGTGACCTTTTCGACCGCCTGACGGATATTGAGCTCTAACGCTTGCAATCTGCTTATGTGCACCTTAGCTGATGCGTTCTCAAGCTCTTTTATCCACTGCTGATTGAGCTCGTTATCTTTTCCGTACTTGATATATTCTTTAACATCCCACTGAAGCTCTTTCAGCTCCTTGGAGTTTAGCCTTTTTCTTGCTTCGGCGTATGTGATTTGATTGTTCTTAGCAAATCGCTGGTACCACGCATCGATCTCTTTTTGCACCTGATGTATCGCTCTGTCATAACTTGCATTTATGCTCTTGACAGTCTTAGCGGCCATCTCATTTTGTGCTTTTTCGAGATCCTTAAACCTCTCAGCCCAGTATTCAGCGTTTTTCTTGCTCATAGATCTCATCCACCTTTACATCATAAGTGTCAGGCAGAATCGCCACCCATCCACCGTGCTTATTTATTGTCAGGCGTAGGAGTGTATCGCCTGTCTCCGTTTCCCTCAGCTGGATCAGTGTCACCTTCTCCTTCTTCGGGTTTTTCCTCAAACGGATCATATAATTCAGCCTCCCTCTGCTTTTGCGCTTCAAGTCTGGCCATCTCCTCATCAACATCATCAACCCACGGATGCTTACTGAGGATAGTCTCCTCTGAGATGATACCGACGGACTGAACACAGTTCTGGATGATCTCACCCTCGTTCATCATGATGTCACGATTGAACTCGATACTCACATCCGCGCTGTTAAATTGCCCCTTGCCGGTGTTAGCCAGATGAGCATTAACAAACCACAGAATATCCTCAAACGCAGCTTGGAGCTCTGTCTCCATATCGTTCGCATCAAGGTCGATATCAGAATACATCGACATGATATTCATCTGGTTCGGGTTTCCACCAAGTCTGTCATCCTTGGCATCATAACTCTTGGCGTTCTCAATCAAGGCCTTTTTGAACAGTGCGAGTATCTCTTTGTAATTATTCGCATCAACTTTGACCTCGAGAGTCTCAACCCCGCCCTTGGTCTCACCGTCATATCTTACTTTGACAGCTCCGTAAGTGGCAAGATTGCGACGGAACTCACCCAAGTTCTCACCGTCATAGTTCTTCAGTACGAGAATTGTGTTTCTCGCATCTTCCTGCATATTATTTTCAAAATCGGACAGCATGATGTTGATACCGTCCTGCAAAGATTTCACTTTATTCAGGAGTGGGATCTCCTGCTCATTGTACTTGATCGGGATGAGCGGGATGCGCTCCCAATTATATGACTCATCACCATAGTTCACATACGCACAATCAGTGTCACGATCAGGATCAGGAACAAGATGACCTGAATCAAGAATGTAGCAGTGAATACCTTCGAGATCAAAGAGCTCCACCTTCTCCACATCCTTGATGGATGAATTCTGAATCTGCTTAACGACATACAAGCGAACCGCTGCCTGAAGTCTTGTGTGATCGCTATCCTCCCAGATCGGCAGTATCTCATAGCCGGGGAAGTAGCGGAAAACAAAATCACCATCAGCGTTATAGTACGGATATAGCCAACCGATACCAGTATTCATTGAACCCTTGCCGGCGTTCTTCAATACCTGCATGAAGCGTCTGTTGAACACCTCAGTGAGAGCAGCGTTATACGCATCGTTATCTCCATCAAGTGTGAACGGATTGCCAAGCAAATAGTTGGCTTTCATATCGACAGCTTTTCCATACTGGTTATCGATGATGTGATTGTTCGGGAGATTGTCAACGTCCGTGAGCTTGCCATCTTCTCCAATGACCTGACGTTTACGGAACTTGATATCGTGCTCACCCTGATAGTAGAGCTGACCTTTTATCTGCTCACATCTCTTGGGTGACAGCTTCCAATCGTTGATGAGCTTCTCCAGCTCCTCCAGATTAGACATCTCAGGCTTGAACCCATACAGTATCGCATTGGATATCGCATCAATCGCCCTATCAAAAATACCTTCCATCGTTCACACTCCTGTGTAAAATTAGTCGAATGAGAACGCTGAGCCCCTGCTGACATCTTCGACAGCATAACGCATAGCGTCCATCAAATGGTTAAAATCATCAATCGGTCTGTTTATGTGCTGACCTGATTTATTATCCACATCCCATGTATAGTTGCTTATCTCAGTCAGGAAATTAACACATCTCGGATGAATGATGATGTGATAGTCCTGAATAAAATCAATACCGGCTTTGATTGAGTCCTTGCCTTTTCGTGCTTTCCTGATATGCTGGATGCCAAGATCTCTTAATCGGTCAATCGACTTCGGTTCAGCTGAGTCGGCCGTGATGGTTTCTTTGGAATATCCGGCAGCGGTTATTTTCTCATAGATCCGCTCGTTGCTCATTCCTTTTTCGTAGACCTCATCAAACACCCATATTGTTTTCGCAGTTGTATCGATGAGCCCACAGAACAGAGCAGTCGGATCGTTCGTGTAACCAAAGTCAAGGCCGAAGCGGGAGCTCACACTTGACAAGCTCCTGATCTCATCAATATTGAACGCTCGTTCTTCCCAGTTCTCGAAGATGACACCTTCAACGATACCCCAATCACCAAGGCCAGCAACTCTGTAACGTCTCGGGTTCTTGACTTTCATAGTCTCGAATACTTTGCGATCGGCATCATCAAGCCACTCGTTACAAGTATAATTTGTTGTGATCGCCATTGTGTCATCATCCGGCGTATCAAAAAACCTTGGCTTCAACCAATGGTGTTCATTCCATGGGTTAAAAGTCAAGGTTATCTGCTTGAACAGTCCTGTTGATTCTGGTATCGCACCTCTTATAGATTCGTTTAGCATATCGAAATCTGATTCTTTCATGATCTCGTATGCTTCCTCTATCCACATCCAGCATAGATATCCATTCTCTACCGTTATCGATGTGACCTTCAGCGGATCGTCCAATCCTCTGAAGTAGATCTTTTGTCCTGTCGGTGTGTATGTCATCTCGAGTGGTGACTCTTTCACGTCCCATAGATCACTCACTCCTAAACGATTTATCGCCCATTTTAATTCCGTAAAACACGAATCTTTTAATGTACGAAATACTTTTCTCACAACCAGCGTATTGGATCCGGGATATTTCATCATCGAGTATATGAACCATAGCGCTGTCGTTTTTGATTTCTTCGATGCACGTGATCCTTTGCATACTCGATAGCGTCCTTTATAATGCCAATAGGATCCATATCCTCCACCAACTACCTCGGACAGCTTTACGACTTTCGGCTCAGGTTTGACCATATTACTCACCCAGATCATCAGTAAACATGACCGGAACAGCCCCGGAGATGTTTACCTTATCGCTGAACAGTCCATAACGCTTGCCAAGGAGCTCGGCTGCTTTTAGCTGATCTTTTTCATCAGGCTTCTTCTTAATGTTTCTGGCAGCGGATGTCCCATCACCTGTTGCTTCCACAACAACGATCTCTGATTCAGACTCACCGCGGACAACAGATGTGAGATAACGCATCACTTCTTCAGCGTCTGCCACAGCTTTGTTCTGGATCGCCGCTGCGTGTTCTTCTATATAGGTTTTCACGTCAACATACGTCAACAGACGTGATCCGACTTGCTTGGCAGTCTTTTCCGAATATCCGGCACGGATAGCGGCCTGCGTCGCGTTCGTATCGATTAAGTATTCATCGCAGAATCTTTTCTGTTTTGCTGTCACGCAAACCACCTCCTCCCGGTAAATAAAAAAGAGACACCTCACGTGCGGATGTCTCTTTTCATACTTCTGCTGACTATATCATAACACACTTTTGTATGTGTAGTCAAGTGCAAAATTAACATTTTTCAAACTTTATCAAACCCATTATTTTCGGCAGCTCTCGGACTTAAAACAGTATCAAAAAAGTCATCGAGCGCCTGATTGTAAATGTTATACGTCTGCCTGCGCTTATATCTCCATTTTTTGTGCATCATTATTTCCTCAACCGGCTTATCATAGATAAATACGTGCGTGAGTATCTTGATATGGTTCCCATCTTTCAGCTCCCGGATCTCATCCCAGATCTTACGCTTCAGCTCCACGTACTCATCGATCTTGATGTTTATCTTTTGCTCCAGCTCAAAATACTTCTCCATCGTAATCGTGAATCTGGCTTCCAGCGGATTGGATGTCTGCACCCTCTCGGCTGAATAATCGAATGAGCCTGTTGATGTACTCATGAGACGATAATCATCCCGCTCCTGCATCAGAGTATTTATTTTCTCATTCAGGCCTTTAACCTGAGACAGATATCTGATCGTATAATTACGCATTGGAAATATTCCCTCCCTTAATGTTAATTTTAATCTGTGGAAAGATTGGAGACATTTTATATATATTTTTTATTTATATGTAAAAACATGAACTTAATTACAACTTTTTTCAAAAATTACTAAGAAGTTCAAAAAATGTGTCCAATCTTTCCACAAACTCCCGCAACGCCCGAAATATAGGCAAAAACTCAACGGCAAGATCTATTTTGAGATCTTGCAGACTTCTTATTAAATACATTTCACTAAGCATTGACCACACTCCGAACAGTAGTTAGATGGCTTATTTACGTTATTTCCACAGTTCGGACAAGCGCCATTTTTAAGTTTTGCCGGTTGCAGCTTCTGGAAAGATGTCAAAATCTCCTCTCCTTCTGCTCTGTCAATTTTATAATGCGGATTCACATCCCAGTTCCAATTTTTAAGATTTGATACTGTTCTCATAACGGAATATCCTCCCACTTCATCAGATTTTTACCTTGTATCTTGTGCGGGCATCTGATGATCAGATTACCTATTGCACACTCTCTCCAGTTATCTCCTTTATCAGTGACAGCCTCCCTGTTTGACAGATCCACGATGTAATATTTCCCTCGCGACTCATCCTTAAAACGTATGATGTCGTAGGGTTCAAACAGTTCATAGATACGCGGCCAGTCAAGATTGGATCCATACGCCGGGAGTGTATCATCAAGACTGTATTTTCGATAGCGTTCATATCGGTTATTCATGAATTATCATCTCCCTTCATATCTTATTTAGCGGACAGCATTCACACAGATCCGCGAGCTGTCTCTGGTTCAGGTTATTGTCCCCGGTGTATTTACAATACTGGTCGCACATCTGCTCTTTAAGCTCAGTGATGATGCTGGTCTCCGTAATATTCTCCATAAGAGTAGCGACGATCTTAGACTCAGGGCATCCGTTATGTTTTAACACCCGGATAAGTGCTTTTAATTCTTCAAGTCCAAGTTTTATCTGATCCGCTTTCAGTTTATTCTCATCCACGCTTTTTCCTCCCGGTTGATGTGTATCTGGTTGTGTCCTTACCCTTAATGATATCTCCGTAAAAGTGATGGAGTGCTCTCGTTTTCCAGCCTTTACGCTCAAGCTCATTCTTCATCATAGTACGTCTTATTTTTCTGTCTGCTGATGACATTGGTCATACCTCCTTTATATAATTAAGGGCGCACGCCGGAGTGTATCGACATGGCTTTCCAAACGCATTAATTTTTATTATCATAAAACGTGCGCCCTTAATCTCTGTGATTATTATTCGTCTCCTTAGCCCTCGCTTTCTGGTGGCTCATACTGATAAGCGTTAAGTACATTCCAATTTCCATCTATCGGAGCAGACAATCTATACTTGCCCGTTTCTTTATACTCGCAAAAATCTTCAATCGCCTGTACTACATCAGGGAAGAACAAACACCATTCATCT